GCCCAATACCAACCACCCATTAAAATCCAATGAGACCAAAATAATACTTTATATTTAAGACCAAGATGATAAGCGCTTGCTAAAACTGCAGACGTTGTATAAAACTGAGGACCTGTTGCAGGTTGAGATATATTAAGAATATCAGAATCTTTTGCTTCATTTACACCAAAATTAGAACATCTAGCAGATACATAGCCTTGTGCAGTATCATCATAAGATAATGTTCCTAAATTATGAATATAAGTATCAGTTACGTTTTTCAAAACTTCATCAGTAACAGGTCTTGTCGCTAAAGCATTTGCAAAAAACCATGCAACAACAACATCCCCAGATACATGATTGCGATTTAAAGAACCATCTTTATTAAGCTTTCTAATAAGAGAACCATCCTTTTGAAGGAGTTCTAGGCCTTCTTTTTGAAGAAAGCCATACATAGAGAATGCTCCATGATCATCAGCATTATCTAAAAGGGCCCCATTAGCCATAGTAGCTTTTCCAATAGTTGGATCATTAATAGATTCGTGTAATGGATGTTCTTTAGCAAAGGTTGGTTTAAATATGAATAAAAGCCAAATTACATAAATAAAAGGATACACTAGATAGATGACTCCTTGGATAGGGAGTCCTACAAATAAAAAGAGAAGCCAACGTAACATTTAAAACCTCAAACCAATTCCGGCACCTAGTTTATTATCGTTATTATCTTTATTTAATTCTCCATGAATGCCAATAAAGACTGGTCCCCATAGATCAGCAGTAGCGTGTCCATAGTAATTTTTATTACTTAAGATTCCACCTTCAATGCTAAAGCTTTTCTGATTAACAGATGTCACCTTAGTTATAGTAAGTTCAGATATAGTCTTTTTATATTGTGATTCTTTAGAATCAAAATCTTTTTGTAACTTCTCTACTCTTTCTTTATGAATGGAAGCATACTTAGTTTCTATCTGATCTATCTTAGTTTTAAACTCTTGTTGAATTTGAGTTACAACCTTACTAGATTCATTAACTTCACTTTCACTAAACTTTTTAATTTCAATTGTTCCATCTGGCTTAATTAGTTTGTAATATGAAGTTTTTTGTTTAGACTGAAGACTTTTAATCTCAGAGGTTAAGGAGGTAATCTTTTGTTCGGTTTGAACATGAAGTTGCTTATTCTCTTGTAATACAGAAGCATATTTATCAATAGTATCTTTTATTTCTTTAGAGTGAACTTCTTTAAGTGAAGAAATCTCTTGTTCATACTTCTGAGTTATCTTCTCTTCTATCTTCTTAGTCGGATAGAAAATAGCGCCGATCGTAATTCCAATCAACAAAACCCCGACAAGTCGGACCCATTCTTTAGAAAGTAAATCGGCGAAATTCATTATTTGCTCTCAATCTTACAAAACTTTTGTGCTTCTAATAATTCATTAACACATGGTGCAATAGTTTCAGCCAAAAATGCGTCAACTGCATCGCCGTCTTGTTCTTGATATAATTTACATTCATCAGTGCCTTTTAATTTTTGACACATAGCTTTCTTTGTAGTTGGAATATCTAATTGATTCTCACAAACAAATCTAGCAACTTTTACTTCTTGTGCAGAAGCCTCTTTACATTTATTTTCTGAATAAAAATAGTATCCAAGGCCACCTAAAACTAATACTGCTAAAACGATTAATCGTTTATCCATAACTTACTCCTGTCCTACGTGTCCGGTAGAAGCGGACATCATTTCTTTAAAGGCTCCTTTTGAGAGCTCAAGTTGTTGTTCTAAACCAGCATTACGCGGAGCAACTACGATCCCGCCTAATGTTACTAACAAAGATGCTACCGATAAAGCATTGCCGATTGTTACTCGACATACTTTAGCCGGTTCAACGATACCAACTGTTAATGGATCAACAAAAATATGTTGATTTGCATCAAAAACTTGAGTTGGCATTGTTTTAGATAGTGCACAAAGATGAATATGTGGTCCAATGCTAGGCCATACTTCATCTACATTTTCACCACAGTTATTTAATAAAAGATTAAATGGTTCTGCTAATGCTTGTGCCATGATATCCCAAGAAGGTTTCTTATTAGGATTTAATGAAATTATGTATGATAATGTTAGTTGAACAGCACATCCACCAGGGACAATGCCTTCTGCAATAGCAGATTTAACTGCCTCAACAGCATCTTCAACACGATCTCGTTTCTCACGAGCTTCTAATTCAGAACCACCGCCAACCCAGATAGTTGAAATACCACCTGTAAGTTTAGCAATTGCTGCCTTAATATGCATCTTATCAAAATCAGATGGACTTGTATCCATTAAATGTTTTAATTCAGCCAATCGAGCATCAATCTTGTCAGAATCAGGAAGAGCTTGGACAACAGATTCATACATTCCAACCTTAGCACTATCAAAAGCACCAAAACCAGAAGAAGAATCTTCTGTTATAAACTTATCTATTGTTCCGGGATCATAGACAGTTGCTCCAGTATATGCAGACATATCAATGAGGAATGAGGATCTTGAATTTGCTGCCCCAGACATTGGAGTTTTAACAGGTACAACTGTATATCCGCCTTTTGTAGTTTTGGCAAAAGCTTCAATAACAACATCAGCAAAGCCGTGTGCGAAAACCATAATTGGCAATCCGAAGAGTTCAGTTCCTTCGATTGCTTGTTGTATAGCGCCTGGAACCTTGAGATCATTGAGTGTACCATCATAAAGAAATACTAACCCTTTATCCATCTTGGTTTGTTGTAAACCACGGTCATTAATGAATACGCGACCAATAGCACCAATATCTTTTAGTCCAGATGTTACAACAAAACCATCCATTGTCTCAACTTTTAATTGATTACCTTGAGCTTCTTCAATAAGAACATGCCCATCTTCGCCTGCAGCCATTACAGCAGTAACTGCTGCTTCAGCAATAGCCTGATCACCATTGGCTGAAATCTTAGCTACAGAGATAAGTTCTTCTTTACCTTTAACTGGTTTTGCATTTGTTTTAAGAAATGGAACTATAACCCCAGTATATAATTCATTAAGTTCATTAACCATACGTTGAGGATTATATTTAGGGTTTGTTTCAAGGAAGTTTAATCCATGTCTTGTAATTGCACCAGCAAGGACAATAGCTGTTGTTGTACCGTCACCTGCCTCTTTAGCAGTCTTTAAACAGATCTCTTTTGCAGCATCAATAATAACATTAGCTTCAGCATTCTCAACACCTAATGACTTAGCAACAGTAACTCCATCTTTTGTAATAAGTGGAGATAAGTTATCTCGCTCAATAATTACTGGTCTTCCACCAGGTCCCAATGTTGCACCGACAGAGTCAGCCATTAACATAATAGTATCTTGAACAATCTTCTTAATCTTTTGTCTATCTGCTGTTATATTTTTTGCTTTACTTTTTTCGTAAATTGACATTATTACCTTCTTAGAAATCTTCAGATTCTTCTGTTTGTTGATGACCCTTTTTATGAGCTTTTGTTGAATCTTCTAATTTGCCTTCATTATAGTCAGATACTACCTTCTCATACTTTTTTAACTGTTTTTTGTCAGTTTCAAAACCATAAAAACTATGTCCAAGTTTAAGTGCAGCCCTTAAAGAACCTGTTCCACCGCAATATGGATCAAACACCATAGAACCTGGAAGACAATTCGTCATACGAATAAGGAGTTCAGCAAGATCTACTGGATAGCTTTCATCTAAAGAACCTGTCTCAATTTCCCAAGTATTACCCGGACAAGAAAGGTCATCATGTACTTTCATATATTGACGTAAAGGGAGACGATCTAACTTCCACACATCTCCATTGCAGAAATGCATAACGTACTCATGTGAGTTAACTAAGTTAGTTTCAGAGCGTTTGCCTGGAAACCAGGTTTTCTTTATAATAATATTATCTACGTGATTAAATCCTGCACCATCCATAAGCTTTGCAACTTCAAATGGTCGCCATTTAGCTTCGATAGGGGCATAGCAGATTAAGAATACAATTCCATTAGGGACCATAGTAGATTTAAGTTTCTTAGCAAATTCCTCAAATTTCTTTGGATCCCAACCATCTCTTTTACGAATTGGAATACGGGTAATGCATATCTCTGTGTTCTGAGGCCAGACAGCGTCAGAATCCATTGAATCCATTTCTTGGATACGAATTGAAGTTTTAAACATGTTTGAAAGATTATCAAGTTTCATACTTGATATTATACTCAGTCTTCGAGAAGTTTACTCTCTAATGCTTTAGTGAATTCTTGGTCAATTTTTTTGAGAGCAAGTTGATGTACTTTTTGTAAAAAGCCTTCATAGTCTGGAAGCTTTAAAGTGTAACTTAGTAACATAGGGTGTTTGTCTCTGAATGGTTCTGCTTGGCGTTGATAATAATCGCCACCTGCAAAATATATCATGTCTGTAATTTTATGTTCAATTATAGAGAAAACATCAATGGGTGGATCTTGTGATAAGACCATTTGATCTATGTAGAATTTTAAATATAGATCAGCTTCTGTAAAGGAGCTGGTTTGCATATAAGCTCCTCCACTAAAGTAGGCATTAGAATGGATAGTGATTTTAAAATCAATTTTTGTATACTCAGAACCTAATAGAGTTTCAAAATCTATTAAGAGATTAGAATTACTTACCTGTTGAACCAAAACCACCCTCACCACGTGAGGTATTCATATCAAGCTCTTGAACTTCTTCGATAAAATATTGTTTATTATATGGATGAATAATAAGTTGAGCTAATTTCTCACCCTTTTTAATTACCAATGGCTCAGTTCGCATTAATGGAAGACCATCTTCATCTAGACCCGCAATTAGAGCAACATTTGAATGAATTACATTAATAACACCACGATATTCTTCGTCAATGATTCCAGCTCTGACTGAATGACCCTTACTGCCTAACCCAGATTTTGTAGTTATCTCAGCGTAAGTGTTAAGTGGAAGTTTTAGTCGAACATTAAGTGGAGTTTTGCCAGATTGACCTGGATAAAGATAAATATCTTCTGTTGCAAACAGATCAAACCCTGCATCAGATTCTCTGACTTTATGTGGAAGTTTTCCGCCATCTTCAACTTTAACTTCTATTTTATAAGCTTCGCCATATAATTTTCGTAATTGTTCCATTGTATTTTTATCCATAATACTATTATACATTTCCATATTTACTATGTTGGCGAAAATATATTTTCAAAACTGAGTTAAAAAACACGTTGTCGCGGGTAAAATAGATTTGACGAATTGAAACACACTTCTCTATACTAACCTATCTAACCAGAGAAAATTTAATCTACCATTACGTGCGTGTTCCACGCACTCGCGCGTAAACGCGCGGTATGTAGAGAAAGAAATTCTGAATAAGGAAAAGAGGGACAGGGCCCTCCCCGAAACTTTTAAAGTTTGATTGTCTTATTGAGTAGTTTGTAGATTAGATTTAAGAATAGAATTCTATCTACCCGTAGTGAGTAATTAATATATGTGTTTGGGTATGCTGGAAATGAATTGTGACGGTAGCATGTAAAAGTAATATCGCGTACATCTTGCCCAACTAGAACATCAAAGTCAGATGACTCGCCACCGCAGTTAAAAGTACCGTTATTATAAGTTGTATTGCCATTCTCATTTGAGACATAGGATATATTAACTTGCCAATATCCACGATGTAATTTGATGCCAGGGATCAAATTCATGTGTAATATTTTTGTAAAGTCATTACCTATTGAATTCATGTAAAATTCTTTATTGATATTACTTTAAGTGCTACTAAAAGATTAAATAATGGTATTGCTTTCAATCCATCAGGAGTCCAAATTGTCAAAGGCGAGTATGATAAAGGATTTGGTGCATGATACATAAAGACTGTATTTTTCATAAATTTGGAGCTCCAGATGGGACTCGAACCCACGACCATCGTTTTTAGAGAACGCTGCTCTAACCAACTGAGCTACTGGAACTCATTCTCTGTTTAAAAAAAGGTGCACAAGCTGAATTACGATTAATTTAAACCTTTTCTCCTGCTAGCAGGTAATTACGGTATCAATCCCTAACAACATCAAGTATCAGCATGTAGGCTTCAAACAAGAAAAGAACGTCGTAAAACTCTTTACAATCCCTGTGTGATGTTACCATCCATTTACGTGGTTGTGCAGATATATTATACTTCATTTTTAAAAATGGGTGCCCGAAGCAGGACTCGAACCTGCGACCCCCGATGCCGGTAATTACGCGGACTTATAACGGTACTCTACCACCTTGATAGGCGTTCTCGACTCAACTATTGCTGTACACACAATAACCTTTTAGACCTTCTGAGCTATTCGGGCATGTAATTAAATTAAATTCAAATCTTTAACGTATTCATCACATCCATAGCAAGCTACAGCAGTCATGCGATTATCCCAATGAGGTTCAGTGAATGCTGTTCTCATACAACCTCCCAGGATACGTTTATAATAATCAAGCAGCTCTCTTTCACAACTCACCCCTAAAAGGACTAAGCTTTCATGCTTCCAATCTGGATATGCTTTTGCAAACTCAATTGCCGCATGGCAGGCCTGAACGGCCTGCTGCGATGGTTTTAATGTTTTATCGATAAGAATATAAAGCTTATGCGATATTGGCTTGTGCATTTACTGCCTCCAATATATCTGCTACGATTTTAGCTGCTTGTTTACGTACATAAGCATGATTATAATCGTTTGGGTCTCTAAGTTTTGGTTCGATTTGTTCTAATGTTCTGCCACGTAACATACATCTTGCAATATGTTTAATGCGAAATTCGTTTTGAGCATTACTCAAACCTGATACATATCCGTGAGGACATTGTTTACGTGTTGATTTTAATTGTCTAATTTCAGATGCAAGAACTTTAAGTTCTGCTTTTAATTTTGTTAAATGAGTTTTCATTCATTTCTCCTAAGTTAAGTTGATTTATTGATTAATCTTGATACTTAATTAGGGTAGTTACGGAGGCTTATCGGCAATCTATTTTTTCATAATCTCGTCCTCCAAATCTTTTAATTTGTTATTAATATCGTCTTCACTCGGTCCATCCGGTAATAACGTATCAGTGTTAGATTCTACCATTGGCTGTAGAAAAAGTGAACGCTCAGCCTGACGTCTTCTAGTTAGTCCAGGGAGTTGTTGTCCGCCAGCCTTATCCCAACGTAAGAATTGATCAGCAACTGCAGTACGATCAGTCCCTGCATTTAATAACTTCAATAAGGTTGATCCGCCAAGTGCTCCACTTCCAACATTATAAGAGAATGATGCTAAAGCAGCAAATTCATTATCATTGATTGGTACTTTAATTAAAGATTCAATTGCTGATGATTTTTTATTAATTTCAAATTGTAAAAGTTCAACTGCTCTCTCTTCAGAGATAGCTGGATCTTGCATAGATACTTTAGTACCATCTTCATATTGAATAGTTCCATAGCCAATAGTTGGGATTTTAATAGGGTCTAAGTAAGGTTTTAAGAATAAACCCTCGAATCCCTTAACTAAATCTATACCAGCTTTGTTCACTTTTCTCATAACTTAATTATACACTAAACTTTCTTTATAATTCCAACTTTAGAGGCTTTATTATATTCTTTAGGAATTGTTGCACTTAGGGTGACAATATTCCCTAAAATACTGGTAATAGTGCATTCAATAGAGGCTTTATCATTAGCCGTTAAAACTACAGCATCATTTATTGCAAATTGAGAAACACCTTCAACTTCTAAAGTATTTCCAACTGGATCCTTAGTTGACCCAGCATAGCGAACTAAGTTACTAAAAGTTGCTAACTTATCAGTAGTACTTTTAACTTTATCTTCAAAATTAGTCTTAGCTGCCTTTAAACCATTGGCTTGATAAATTGGCCCATTGGCTGTATTTATAAGGAATCCAAGGCATTTGAATCTCTGTAAATAATTACCTGTCCCAGAATAAACACCTTCAGCATCTTGAGATACTGAACCTAAAGCTGCAGTGATCTGGTTTGTTCTTGAAGCAAACCCAGAGATTCTATTATTGTATGCTGTTGCTAAATTTGTTAAACTTGTGTCGACAAATTTACCAGAAGAACCTGTATCAGAAAGAGCAAACCATACAGAATACGCAGATTTAGCGGCATTAACAGAAGTTTTTGCTGATGCAATTTGTGATGGTTGATCAATATTAATATTTAATTGTGATAATTGATTAGTTAAAGCAGTATCCCATAATGTGGCTGCATTTTTAATTCTATTTGTGAGATTTGTAAGTAATTCTTGATATAAATTAGAAATAAGCGTTTGTCTTTCGCTATTAGTAAAACCTACTACAGTATTACGTATCGTTGCACCAACACTTGAAAAACCAAGTTGAGATGGAATTACACTACTAATAAATAAATGTTGAGAAGTTACAGAATCTAGCAAATATAAACCACTACTTGATCCTAAATTTATATATATAAATTGTCCAGCACTAAAACCAGATGTGCTTTGTACATCGATCTGCATATTTGAAACTATCCCAGCGGGAATATTATATAATGTATTTTGTGTAGTTGTCGTTGCATTTGATCCTGTAATGCCGTTTTTTAATAAATTAATTTGAGAAATTAAACCATTTGAAGCGATAGTGTTATTTAATACAGATGATTCACTATTAATACTTGATGTTTTAGGATTACCATTTGCATTGGCTTGTATTTGCGGATTGCTCTTTGTCCAAGATGTTGGAAAGAAATATGTTGATCTTCCATCGGTTCCAAATGTTTCTATTTGAGATTGAGTAATTGTAGTATATGTAGTTCCATCAATCCAGCGATGTTCAGTTTCATAAGGTGTAATTCTCTCTACATGAGCATTATTGTATAAAACATATATTCTAGATGCTTGTTCATCTTTTGCAGATACTTGCGTTTGAATATTAGGAATAGCATTCTTATCGTTACCAAGATCTCCCTTGGCAACTGCAAATTCTTTAGCTATATCTGATAAATCTTTATTACTTAAAGGCATAACCTATTATACTAGCTTTTTAGCCCGATATCTTGTTCAAATTCAGCATCAAAGTATGTATTCTCAATAAGTTTAGCAAAACCGGCAGCAACTGCATCGGCTATAGCTTGTTGCACGCCAAATTGATTATTTAATCTAATGGAATTTTGAAATGCTTGTTGAAGTTGATATTGATCAATATTTATGTTAACTTGACCAGCTTGATAAGCTGCACTATAGGCTGCATTTTTAATATCGTCAAGAACTTCTTTTTTAGTTTTCTTTAACATCATATTGTAATTACCTTTACTTTATCGGTGATTTCTTCATAAAAACCAATCCGGTTATTTGCATGCCTACTTAACATAGTAGATCCCATTGGGATATAGTCAAGTATTAAGCATTTAGTCTTTGTACCCTGCTTCCGCAATCCGCGTCCAATAGCTTGTGTAACTGGTCCCTTTGAAGCAACAAAGTTAGCCAAGATAAGGACATCGACATTTTTCGTATCTGTTCCTTCCCCAACCTTGCCATCAGTTCCCACTAAACCTGGTATTTTCCCTGCATTAAGATCATCAACATAAGATTGTGATTTCTTATCAAGACCTGTAGCAAAAGGAATACCAAGGGCTTTAGAGAGTTCTTCTCCATGAGCTACTTCATCTACAAGAATTAACACTGCTTTGCCAGATGCCATCATTGCTTTTGCATCGCCTTCAATTCTAGATTTCATTATCTGATTATTAAGAACATGTTCTTTATATGATTTAAGTTTATCATCTTTAAAGTCTCTACCAGCAGTAGGAATTTCACGAATAATGAAATATGGTTCTGCTAAGAAACCATTCTCAACACCCCATTTAATATCTCTACGAATAAGGACATGTCCACAGCCGCCAGTAATCATTATGTCTTTTCCATCTGATCTGTAGTCGGTTGCAGTGAGTCCAAATATCTTACCAACTCCTCTAAGTCCCTCTGCGATGTCAAAAAAAGTAGTTGCTGGAGTGTGATGAGTCTCGTCGAAAATAACCAGACCAAGATCTGCTGCTTGGAATTCGGATACATATTTAGAGACAGAAGCAGCAATGCCAACCGTAATTTCACTAATTTGCTTTTTTCCGCCCCCATAAAAACCAACCTTCTTTTTTCCAAAGCACTCAACAAATTGATCATAAAATTGTTTTGCAACTGAATCACTAGGACAAACTACTAATGTCCGCTTTTTATACTGTTGAACTAAATGAGTTGCAACCAATGTCTTACCTAAACCAGTAGCAAAGTTAATAACTCCCCTATAGTTTGATAACATAAGATCAACTGCCTCTTGTTGATATGGTCGTAATGGGTGAGGCTTATTAACCCATGGAACTACAATCTTAGCTCCAGTGTGTTTTCTATTATCTAATATGCTTGCCATCTTCATTTCATTAGGAAAGTTCTCTAACAAATATCCATAAAAAGCAGAACTAATCATCATGTCGTTTCCATTCATGGTGTATAGTTTGCCCTGTACTTCTTGTTGCAATTGTTTATACAATGGAGATGTTCTTCCCCAAACTGTTCTAGATAATCTGCGCAACTGATATTGTTTAGCCTTATCTGTATAAGTTAACTCAGATTGCAAAGTTTGTATTAACTGTGGAGTTGCTCCAGAGATATTTGTATAATCATTATTAACTGTTATCTTCATCTTCATATTCTACCCGGGTATAAATAGCCTTAGCTTTACGACCGATTTTAATCTGATCGTATAATCAATTTATAGAGAAAACCGTTTTTGGAGGTTATATGGAATATGCAAATAAGTTAAAAGATTCTCTTTACTGGTGGCTTGGAAAGAAAAAGCCATTTATTATTAATAACGAATATAAGTTAGAGCTTTTGTTTGTTGACAAGATCAACAACTCGGCAAAGATTCGTGTTACAAACCTTAAGACAGGTGTAGCCATTGAATCTTCGGCACTTCCGTCTGAGGTTGAAGATGGACAAGAATAAACTAATTGAATTAGCATTTATTGAATGGGCTGCAAACTTTAAATCTGGTGACAAGAAAACAAAGAATGCTAGAAATAATTTTGAAGAGCTATTCCAGAAATGGAAAGATGCTGAAGCAGTTTTTGATGATGTATATGAATCGTATTTACCAAAAGTAATTAAAACACATCAACCTCTACCATCGGTAGCAAGAAGTGTTTATAAGAACTTAAAATCTAAACTAGACAAATCTGAAAAAGAATTCATTGAAGAATGGAATGATAGCATTGAAGCTACTGCAACTGAAGTCTTCTTCGAATTCTTTCCTGCAACGCCTGTAGATCACGATCCGGAACCAAAGGTTTATGGGAGTATGTCTGCAACTGAATATAAAGCTCAACGTCGATATGCTGATCAATTCCCTACATTAAACACGGATGAACTCGTCAAACGATGGCGAGATCAATTAGAGTACAATCTTGATGTAGAAGATACATTACAAAACGTTTTAGGTGATAAAAATGAAACTAACTCCTGAGCAAATGCAAGCGCAGCTTAAATTGGCCGGTAAGGGTCCTACTGCTGACGTTCAAATTTCCCTTGATGATATTGAATCATTTGGTGATCAAGCTTCAATGAGAGAGATGCTTACTGATATAGGTAAGTATAAGAAAATGCTCTCTCAGCGAATTACATTAATAAATGATGCTCTTAGTGCAACAATACCGTTTACTAGAGAAAATCTTTATCTGTTTTGTGCATATACTGGTTCTGGTAAATCAACAGTTGCGGCAAATATTACATACCCCTTATGGCTTCAAGGTAAGAAAACATTAGTTATCTCTAATGAAGAATCAAAGCAAGATATTCTATTTCGTATCGCTTGCTTACATCTTGGATTAAGCTTTAATGATTATAAAAAGGGAATGATGCCAAATGAAGATATGATGAAAGTAGTCGGACTATTTCCTGAGATATCTAATTATGTAAAGGTGCTAGATGTTACATATCAAGATGGCATTACAACTAAAATTGAAGGTATTAAAAAGGCTTTAGAAGCTGTTAAAAAAGAAGATAGTTATTCTTGCGTTTTAATCGATTACTTTCAATTAATTAAGTATTCAATTAAAGATTCTAAGAAAACTGCATACGAAAATCTAAATGATCTTCGTGTATGGCTTGGACAATATATTAAAGGTTCTAGTATGCCTGTTGTTTTATTTGCCCAACTTTACTCAGTTTCAAAAAAGGGTGGAGCCAAAGATATAGATACGCGTATCAAAGATTGCTCTGCTATTGTTGAACCTGCTACAGTTATTATTGAAATTGTGCCAAATTATGATAATCAAACATCTGAGTTTATCATCCATAAAGATCGTTTTGGCAAGCAGGGTAACAAAATCGTTTGTGCCTTCGAAAAAGGTAGATACGTAATGATATCGGAAGATGAGATTCAAAATAGAACTAAAAATAGTCGTTTAAATGCTGCTACTGCAGCTCTCGATAGATTGCAAGGATCAAATGGCGCAACGTGATAATCGTTGGTGTTTAATCTGCCAACCAAGAAATAGAACACTATATTGGCATGCAACTGAACCAGAAAAAATGGAAGCTGCTCGTGCTAAAGGCTATGAACCGGATCCATTCTGGTGCTATTGCAATAAATGCGATCGCGCCTATTCATTAACACAATATTGTGAGACTGCTGGTATAGATAAAGATGAATTTATTGGGGCAGGTGATTTTTATTTTGTTGAAGCTCAACCAAATGAAGTTTCTGCAATGGCTTGGCCAGCAAGATTTATTCCTTTATCAGATCCTAGGGCAATCAAAGGCGTAGAATATATTAAGTCTCGTGGATTGAATTTAGATGGTGATATGTATTATGACCTTGATCAAGAGGGAATAGTTTTTCCATATTACTTAGAAAATCATTTCTGTGGAGCACAGGTTAGATTTGTAGAGCAAAGAGTTAATGAAGATGGTGATGTGTGGAAAATAACTACACTTCCTGGAACACGATTGGGATTATTATTTTATGGGTGGAATCAAGGGAAATTCTTGGCGCAAGTTAAAGGAGTCATTGTTACAGAAGGTGCCTTTAACGCTATCGCCATCCAGCAAGCGCTTAATCAAGCTTACGGCGGTGTGTCTCATTGTCCCTGGAGGCTCATTGCTTGCTCTGGCTCTGGTGCTACAGAATTACAAAGAGAAACGCTCAAAGAACTCAAAGACAGAGGACTCAAAGTCGTCGTCGCCCCAGACACAGACGAAGCCGGAATAAAGATGTATCAGAAGTTTGCTGAATCAGGCTCAATTACTCATTATGCATTTACAAATGATAGTGAAAAAGATTGGAATGATATGCTAAAACAACTAGGTCATACTGAATTTGCTAAATTTGTTATTAAAAGTATAATACCAATATAATGTCATCCAAAAAAGATATGCTTGCAGAAATAGAGAAGAAAGCACAGAAGATTCGTGACAAACGAATCGCTGCCGCTAACAATAAAACTCTAGAAGCTGCTGCATTTGATTTCTTTCGCAATATTGATGCTACAAGAAATTTTAATGGCGAAAATAGCGGATATAATCCAACATTATTTAAAAAAGCTAAAGAGGCATTAGAACAGCGTGTAAGAGGATTCGATCCTGGTGGAAAAATATCTATAGAATTCAATGTTCATGAGGACTTACAAAGTTGGGACGAACAGCAGGTTCGTGGTGTTACAATTTGGTGGAGTAAAGTTTATATACTGAGGAATCAAGTTGATCCCTCTTTATATATTGATATCAATCAGATGCTATTTATTTAATAATATTCAGTAACTTCTATATAACCGCTACCGCCAGCGCCACCAGCAAACCCAGAAGTTCCTGCAGTTCCGCCAGCGCCACCAGAGCCAACTGTATAGCTATAAGTAGTATTGGGGCTTGGAATAATTGCATCAATATATCCACCAGCTGCACCGGCATATCCACCAACAATTGCATTTCCAACTGGAGCACCGCCACCGCCACCAGAGCCAGAATTAGCTGCAGCTGCTTGTCCTGCAGCCCCATATACCCCAACACCAGCTCCTCCAAGTGGAGAGGCTGCACCAGTTACACCGGCAAAAGTTGTAGCAGAAGGAGATTGACTACCTGCTGGACTTGCACCACCAATTGAACCAGTTCCATAAGCAGGAGAATTTATTGTTATTGTTCCACCTGCACCTGGAGCAGTTGACACTTGAGCTTGGCCGCCGCCTGCAGTTAAAAGAGAAGTTCCAAAACTTGTTGATGTGCCTACACTATTTGATGTATTTGAAGTTCCAGATCCACCACCGCCACCGCCACCACCAACCATACGAACACGAAGAAATTTACAATTTGCTGGCGTAGTATATGTACCAGAACCAGATGTAAAGCGTTGTTGTGTTGGTAATCTAGGAATTTGAGTAATAGCCATATTAGCTCCCCATATTATAAACTTAAAGCTGCAACTTCTTCTTCAGAAAGACCTAAAGCAAGGAGTTTAGCTTTTGCAGAAAGCTTTTTATTTTGTTTTTCAATTTCAAGTTGAGCTTCAGATTTATACGACACTGCTTCGCTTGAAGATTCGTCTAATGCTTCCCAATATGCCTTAATAGTATCTTGATCTTCTTGAGATGGCATTTCTTCGAACCAAAGTTCCAAGCAATTAGCTGCTTGATTGCCTTTATAAGAAGGATATTCGCTTCTTAATTTGGCATCAACTGCTCGTAAATCTATATTAATTTGTTTCCATTGTAATTCTAATTTTTGCATATAATTCCTTATTAAAGCTCTTCTACAGTTAAAATACTTGGAAATAAAGTTGATGTTCCACCATTGTTTTTCCAATAAACATCAACTTTATGTGTTCCAGCTGATATTGGCACTATTAAAGATGTAGTTAAATTATCACTTGCAGCACCAGTATAAATAGTTCTATTAACATCAATACCAACCTGTACGCCATTTACAAAAATACCTAAATATGTATCAGTCCCGGCAACACTGTTCCTGAATCCCATATTTGCAGAAATCTTTAAACGTCCATTAGATCCAACCTTAACAGTACAAGATAAATCACCTGTTGGAACATAAGATGTAGATGTTGTAGTTAGTGATGAGATTCTTATTGCTTGCGCCCAAGCTTTTTGAGCAGGCAGTGCTTCTTTGATAGCAGAAGTTTTTCTGTTGTCAGAGATTGCATTTGATCCAACTGAAAGAGTATTCTGTAAATCAGCATAAATATTTGATTTATATGAATGAATTGGAGTGATGATTTGAAAACCAATCATTGCAAGAGTTGCTGATGCTCCAATTGATGCAACAGTTAATTTAATTGTATGTTTTCCAAGACTAAGGCTTGAAATTTGCAAGTTTGCACTACTGCCACCAGTCACAAGTGCTGTACTTGTACCAGGTGTCCATGTCATAAAACTACTATTACTCACTGTTGCTGCACCTGTATAAGCTGCACCATCAATTTGAACAGTAACACTGCATGGATTGTTAGCATAATACATGCCAAATTCAATACCAGTTCCAAAAAATGTATACTCTAAAGTTTGACCAGTTGTAGTTGTATCTAATGAAAAACTGGTCAAATTAACATCATTAAATCTTTGAGTAATAGCCGTCCAAGTTCCAGTAGGAATAACTTCTCTACTCATACTTTTTGCTAAGACACCAGTTGAAGGTACATTTGATGTTGTACTACTTGATGCAACATATGTTGCCATAATATTGTAATCAGCTAATTCAACTGCACCAGAAGGTAGAGAAGGTTTCTTAGGTTGATATGGAATCAGTTTTCTAATAAAATAACTAAAAACATTTGGGACATTTCTAATTAATTTAAAAGTATGTGTTCCATAAGGAAGACCAGATGCTACTTTTAAAGTAACAAAAGCTCCAGCACCAGCACTTACAGTTGGTAGGTTGATTTGAGATCCACCATCAATTGTATAAGTATATGCATTCGCATTAGTATTTGTTCCTGCACTGTCAATATAAAATTCGACATCTAAGCCAGTACCAACAAATGTAAATATTAATGAACTGGCACTATTAGTAGTAGGGGTAACTCCATTTAATGTTGAATGTGGAGTTACCGCAATACCTGTTAATGTCGTCGTTCCATCATCTAAACTAAAAGCCACATTTACGTTAGTGCTTGCACTTGTTAATAAACTAAAATCATCAGATCTTCCTGCACCAAATTCTCTCCAGTGATAAGGACGGATTGCTTCTTCATTTGTATGAACAACTGAAGGATATGTTAAAGAACTTGCATCAGTTGGTGTAACTGCTTTTGCAATACTGCCATCTGATTTTTGATAAACTAGAACCCTACCGCCACGAGAGCCTAATGTACCTGTTTCAAATCCAGAATTATAAGCAGGAGATTGTTGAGCTAGTGTAGTAATTTTTTTACCAGCTAAATATGTAGAACCTGGATTAACTTTTAAAGTTGAAGATTCGTTTAGAACTTCAAAACCATATAAAAACATATTTTGCGATGCACTAGCATTTCTAATCTTAATTGTGTGAATACCTAAACTTAATCCAGTTACTACATTACCTAATTGATTTTGAGCATAATTTCTGCCAGTTAATACATTAGATCCAATAATATAAAAATTTGAACTCTCTGTTCCACCATCTACTGTGTATCTATAATCTCTTGCTGTTGAATCTGGACTATATAAAAGATTTAAACCAGTTCCGTAAAAAGTAATCTCTACAAAGTCATTTTGAGAAGATGCGATAGGGAAAGTACCTTGAGATGAATTAAAATTACTCCAACTCCCTACAAATCTAATCTGACCCCTGTCATCATTTGGTGTTGCCCAAACAGGTTCACCACTAGATCCAAATTCATTTTGAAGTTGGTAGATCTGTTGAGTCATTATTCTCTCAATACCCATTCTAACTTTAAGATCTTTACTTAGATCTACAATCGAAGCTCTATTTGTGATTGATGAATAGAAGGTTCCAGTTGCTGGAGTTCCAGTAGTTGTTGTTGCAGTTATTACATCGGCAGTGCGAATAAAACCTTGTAAGGCTTGATCTTGGGATTCATACAATTGAGTAAATCTTGCATCCTGTAAGAATTCAGTCTCTTTCTTAAGACCTAGTTTAATAGCTTGAATATTTAAAGAGGCAGGAATAGACTGAACGAGTGTTACAGTACTAGAAAATCCAAATGAATCAATTGCAGTAAAAGTAAAGTCATTAGTTAATCCTGGAGTTAAAACTTTTCCATCAACTGTCAGCATAAAAGAGTCAGCTGCATTGACTGTATCAACTTGAAAAGGTAGGTTAATTACAGTTTGATTTAAAGTTGATTCTGCTGCATACCTAGCAACAACCGGTTGACGTGGCTGTACTGGCAGATCAGCATTACTGTACTGCTTTATATTTGATTTAGAATTTACAGGTTTCGTCAATGACATTAAATACTCCGTTTACTTCATTATACATCAATTACAGCGGGTTATAGTTGTGCATAAATATATCAATCTATTTAGACTTTATAAAATTCATCAACAATAATAATTCCTGCAGCTCCAGCACCAGCAGTTGCATTTCCAGCAGCACCACCTGCTCCAATAGTATAGGTATATGAACTCGCAGGAGATGGGATGAGTATATCTATATATGCTCCCGAGCCACCACCAGAACCATTAAAGGATGCACCAACTGAATTTGCGCCACCGCCACCAGAACCACTATTAGTTGCAGCCCCACCAGAACCACTTGAATTTGAACCACCATCTGCTCCACCAGCACCTCCAAAAGGAGATGTACCGCCCATACCTCCAACCAAACCGCCAGATGCAGCTCCACCGTTAGTAGTAGAACCTCTAATGGTAATTGCTGTTAGACCAGTTGTATTTGTTGCAGCCGCACCGTTTGTAGATGGAGAGTCATCACTATTAGCAGTTCCACCTACTCCACCAGCGCAAGATAAGTTTGCACCAAATATTGTTGCTCCACCAGTTCCTCCTGTAGTAGAGGCAACATTTCCACCACCGCCGCCACCACCGCCGACCATCCTTACACGAATGTACTTGACTCCAGTAGGGAGTGTGTAGGTACCAGAGCCCGAGGTTAATTTGGTTTGAGTAGGAGCTGTTGTATGAATTCCTAAAATTTTAGACATATTAAACCTCTTCCACTAAAAGATTTCTTCTAACGCCGTTAGACGTAGAAGTACCTGCAGATGTATACCAATAGACATCAATCTTATGTACTCCAGGCGACACATTAACGTAAAAACTATCAGAAACTGGTGAGTGAACATTTGCAGTTGCAACTTGTAAAAGTTTCTCTGTACCTACCGCAGATCCATCGACAAATGCTTGAAGAAATGCTGATTGTCCACCAGATGCACTAGTAGTTAATGAAGCAGAATAGCTTATTTTAATTCTACCAGTTCTATTAAAGTGAACAACAGACATATCAGAAAGAGGTACAGCAGTTGTTGATGTAGTAGTTGGACTAACACTAATTCCAACAGCTTGTGCAATATTTTTAGTTTGAGCACTGGCTTCTTTGATTGCTGAAGTTTTTCTGTTATCAGAGATACCTTGAGAACCAACTGGTAATGTGTTTTGTGTATCTATATAGATGTTAGATTTTGCCGAATGAATTGGAGTGATAATGTCAATTACATCCGCATAAATCACATTTGTTGAATTTGCCAAAAATTTAATAGTATGAACACCTAATGTCAAGCCTGATAATTTTAGTTTAACATAGTTATTAGAAGATGTTCCACTCAATACTCCAGTAGCAGGAGTATAGACAACACCAGTTCCACCCTGAACCATAGTAACATTTGTATTAACTGCACCATCAACTGTAAAAGTGGCATTATTAACACCATTAGCAGTTAAAAAGCCAAGCTCAAATCCAGTGCCGAAAAATGAATAACTTACATATGAATTTGCAACAACGGAACTGTTATTTATCCCACTCTCAAATGTTGCGGCTTGAACACCGCCAATTGCCCATGTGCCAACGAATTGTGCTTCTCGTACAGCTAAACATTTTCTTAAAACTCCAGTACAAACTCCACTGCCTGTTACGGTGGTTGTTCCAGTGTAATCTGCAATCACATTGTAATCAGCTAATTCAACCGCTCCAGATGGGAGTGTAGGTTTTTTAGGTTGGTAAACAATAAACTCATTTATTGTTATATTTGCAGCAGTTGCTATTGTTAATTTAACTGTATGTGTCCCGTATGGAAGACCTGATACAACTTTATAGGTTCTATATCCAGTAGTTAAAGTAGTTATATTTCCTACAGAAGCCCCATCTACAAGTGTAACAATTGTATTAGCTGATGTTGAATTACAATTAATATCCAAACCAGTACCAATAAAAGTTAAAATTAAAAACCCACTAGTGCTATATCCAACACCAGTTCTGCCTGAAAATAAAGTATTTGGCACTACTGCTGCACCAGATAATGTAGTTGTTCCGTCATCAAGCGTAAAAGCATAGCTTCCTGCTGCGGTCGCTATACTAAAATCATCAGCTCTTCCAGCTCCAAACTCTCTCACTGAATATATTCTAGAAACCTCTTCACTTGTATGATCGGCACTTGTCAAATTAAGCTGTGAACCGGCTGGTTGAACTGCCTTAGCTATTGTTCCATCAGACTTTTGATAAACTAGAACCCTACCGCCTCTTGTTCCAAGAGTACCTGATTCAAAAGACGAATTATAAGAAGGAGATTGTTGAGTATTCGTAGTTATTTTTTTATTGTTTATATAAGAAGAACCTGGATTAATTTTTAAAGTTGAAGCTTCATTTAGAACTTCAAAGCCAAACACATTTAAAGAATTTGCTACAGCTGCCAGTCTTAATTTAACAGTATGTGTACCTAAAGTAAGTCCAGCAACAACAGGAACAATAACATTTGGGCTATAAATTCTATTTTGCAACACAGAAGATTGAAGAACAAACAAATTTGCGCCTTCAGTACCACCATCTACAGATGCCCTAATATCAGTTCCAGCAGAACTGTTAGGAAATGTTAACCAGTTTAGACCAGTTCCATAAAAAGTAATCTCTATAAAATCATTTAAACTATTACCTTGAATAAATGGTCCGTGTTGTCCGTTATTTGGAACAGTTTGTGCCCAGTTGCCTACACACCTAATTTGATTAAAAAAGTCATTTGGAGTTGCCCAAACAGGTTCACCACTAGATCCAAATTCATTTTGAAGTTGGTAGATCTGTTGAGTCATTATTCTCTCAATACCCATTCTTACCTTAAGGTCTTGAGATAAATCAATAATTGAAGCTCTATTTGTGATTGATGAATAGAAGGTTCCAGTTGCTGGAGTTCCAGTAGTTGTTGTTGCATTAATGACTTGACTTGATTTAATGAACGCCTGAAAGCCCTCACCAGTTGCTTCTTGAATTTGAGCAACAGCAGTTGTATTTGTATCAGATGCATCTACTACAGCAACATCTTGAACAATTTCAATTGCTAAAGCAAGAGATGTGTAGTCTTGATCTAATTCAATAGTATTTTGATCAATTTCTTTATAATAAGCATCTGCAGTTGTTGTGGCATCAACGTATCTAGGAACTTTTTGGCCGTTTAAATAAACTTTTATTGAGCCATTAGCTGTGCCAGAATTAACACCAACAGGATAAGACCAAGAGAGTTGAACCCTTGTTTTTCCTGATACATTGGCAATTACTGCAATATTTACTTTAGTTCCAATACCATCAAGTCTTCCATAAGCTTGATTTAAAACACTTCCATCAGTGAATGTTGCATCTCTATGAAAGAATGTTTTATAATTTAAAAGATTAACGGCGCCAAAGCCAGATGTCTTATTAACAACAAATCTTACATATAGATTAGTTCCAGATGTAGGAAGATTTAGCATTGATTGAGTGTCGCTTAAATTAGTTGCGCGATTTGTTAATGAAGAATAAGTAGTTCCATCAGATGATGCTGAGTATCCAATTACTGGAGCAGCGTTAGCATCAAAAATAATATCATTAACAGTCGTAGTGTCTTCATAAGACATTAAAATCTGACTAATATTAGTACTAAAAGCAGTAGAGATAGGATATCCATCACCAGAATAGTTATTTAAGTCTTTAGTGTAAACACCTTGAGAGATTGTAACTTGTCCAGCAAGAGTTGGAGCAGTTGTAAAAGCTTCAGTTGTAAAGCTGCTTTGAGAAGCTACCGCAGTGATTCTTTTTACATCTGTTCCATAAATAGCAAAGTCACCAACTTTAACAGTAAATGCAGCAGAAGCTGAGATATTTAAATTGGTTGTAGTTGTTCCAGCTGTGACAGTTTTAGCAGCATCATAATTTAATCTAATGTATTGATTTACAACACTCAAAAGTGTTGCATCAGTTTTATTTGATCCATAGTCAATAGTGGTTGTTGTATCAGTAGATAGTTCAGCAAATGTATCTGTTATGCTTGCTTTAAAAGTTAAAGCATCTAAATCATCGCCGACACCGCTCCCCGATCCAGTTCCAGAACCAGCAGAACCAAGTCTTGCTGATTGACCTTCATTGAATGCAGATCCGTTTCTAAAATAAAGACGCTTTACTCCATCTGGAGAATCAACACGCTTAGCAATTAAAAAAACCTCTTGATTAGAAGAGGTTATTGCTGGAAGAGTTGCAGAATCGTCTGTAACTGTTGCCGTACCAGCTGTTCTATTAATAACTGCATAGATCATTCGACCATCTGCAGAGATTGTTCTTGTTGTAGAACCTAAATCAATAATAACTGGAGAACCGCCAGCTACTTTTGAGTTTAAATGAATTTTTAAAGACTGAGTAAATTGAACACTAGTTCCTAAAAATGAGATTAGACCACCGTCAGTTATTTGAAGGTTTCTATCTTCAAATAGTTTTGCCAGTTCATCATTAATTTTAGGAAAGATTGTATCTAATGTATCATTAGCAGCGGATCCAAGCATTGCTTGTGCTGCTGCCAACTTAGACTGTCTTGCGTCAATTTTATTTGCTGCCATTAAATTCCTCTATCTATACGAAATCGTACAACTTCTGCTGCTAAAAGATCAAAAGTAAAACTTACTTGTGTTCTTGGTGCAGAAGCCCCAACATAATTATAATCTAAAACCGGTGTAAGTCGTACATTGTTAAGATAAACTTCTAATTCTTGAGAATCATAGGTTTGACTAGACGGCAAAGTAAGTGGAGAGCCAGTAGTAAGTCCACCGCCTCCGATTACTGAGTTCTGATCATAAATCACAGGACTTGATGATTCATCAAATGATCTCAATGCTCCTGCTGATAACCTTAAAAATCTACCCATAATTAGCTATTAAGCTATACCTCTTAATTGTTTAGCATCAATCCAGATCTTACTAGTAGTTTGTACCACGCCGACACAAAATTGAGCTTCGTTTGCAGTGTTTGCTAAAGCGGCACCAAGTATGAAAGCTCCAGAAGAACCAACAAATACCTCTTTACCTACATCACCAGATGCAAAAGCTGAATCGCTTGATCCTAATGTAAATTCACCCATCATAACAACATCAATGTTTCCACCTGCTGAAACAGCACCAGTAGAAAGAGCAATACCGATTGCCATATACTTATTAGAAGTACTTGCATCTTTGTCTGCTTTATAGACTTGACCAGCAGTTTCGCCAGTTAATGCCCAACGAACTAAGAAAGATGTATTTGCTGCAAAAGCCTCACCAGCAACTAAAGTACGCTTCATTAATGGTGCACTTTGAACCGCTAAAGCAGAACCAGCACCGCCAGTAATTGTAGATTGATCGGCTACATTACTTGCTAATTTAGCTGCAGTAACGTTAGCGTTTAGAATTTTTGCAGTTGTAACTGCATCAGATGTAATGTCACCAGCTACAATGCTATTAGAAAGATTTAATTTTGAGTAAGCAATAGCTGCAGCAGAATTAATGTCTGCATTAACAATACTATTAGAAATATTTAACTTGCTATAAGCTATAGCTGCAGCAGAGTTAATATTACTATTAGTAATAGTGTCTGATGCGATTTTAGCGCCTGTAACTGCTCCAGCTGCAATAGTTGCTGCAGCACTTTGAGAACCAGAAGCAGGACCAGCTGTGATGTCACCAGTTAACTGATTAATAGCATTAATTGTAACAACGCCTGTTTGGCTATTGACAGAAACAACTGCATTTGAATTAACTGATTTTTGCCATACATTGCTAGAATTGGCAACAACCCAGTCACCAACAGCAAATGTTTGAGAACCAGAGCCTAAGTTTTGAGTACCTGCGACACTTACTAGATAGACCATACCTGCATTTGCGCCATTAGCATTATCTGCAAGAGTTGGAGTATTTGTAGAAGCATCCCATACACCTTCAAAAGTCATTACAGAATTAGGTAATTGAGAAACTGGAACTTTTCCACCAGCGTCTAGAGTTGCAACACCATTGTTTGCACCTTTTTCAGAAGATGAAATTTTAGTACCAATAGCAGTATTTAAAGAAGATGTTGAGAAATCTAAAGCTAATTTAGATTCAACAATTGCAGCTGAAGCAGAAACATGAGAATTAGTAATACCTAAAGCTTTAAGACTTAAAGCATCTGCATTGATTTCAATCGTTGAACCATCTACATTTACAGCAAGATCTAAAACTTCGTTACCAGCTGGATTTGTAATTGACTTACTTAACCCTGCGCCAGCAGTTAAAGATTCATCTAAGTAGCCAGATGTTGTATCTGTTGCAGAAACCTTAACCTTAGTACCGGTAGCAGCTGCTAAAGCACTATCAATTCCCGACAATGCACCTTTAACAGTAGCAGCAGCAGGAGTAAAATTTGAATATGTATTATCATCACCAATCAGATCAGAACCTGAAGATGAAGTTGCAGAACTTAATTCTGCTTTTGTATTGTATGCACCATTATGGTTGTGTAATGAACCCGCATCACCACCACCTGATAAAGTAACTAAATTGTCAACTAAAGTTTTAGTTAACTCTGTATTACTTATACCACCGCCAACTTTCACCGACAATACAACTGGCGTGTTGGTTGTTAAATCTACATTTCGCAAAGCACCATTAAGTAACCTTGCTAAAACTGAAATATCTGCCATATAAAACCCCTATCGTTTACTTAATATCTTGTTCGTTATCGAGCTCATGAAAGTTTAAAGTTACACTTACAGAGTACCCGTATTTTTTTAACATCTTATTGCACTTTGTAAGTGCTCGGTCAATCACTTTACCAACTTGTTCACCTAACATAGTAGCAACTTTTGCTCTTTCAGAAACAGGAAGTGCTTTCATATCTGCAGGTTCATTAATTGTATTCATAACCTATAATTCTCCTATAATTTGGATATTAACTAATATATCTTTAAGAATTGCATTATCATTGTTTTTTGCTATTACGCCAACTCTAATAACCCAATCTCCAGTTATAAAACCATTTACACCTATTGAAGGTTTAATGTTAGTTAAGTCACCAGACTTAGATACATACATTATATCACCAATAGTAGCCGAAGTTGTTATATCTTCAATAACTCCAGAATTTACTATATCGCCAACTTCTGCATTTGCTATGTTGGCTTTAATTAAACCTGCTATTGCATTTGCACTAGCTTCATCAGTTACATCAATTAAAGCAGCACCAGTTGGCGTTAACCTTACTGGAGTAGCTTTAACAATAACTGATCCTGAGTTATTGTACGCGCTTCTTGCTATTGATTTAGATGTACCTGATGGAATTCCGCCTTTAGCATACATTAAAATAACCACCAATTTCCTAAACCATCTGAAATAATTGTTAAAGATCCAAGATTTGTTATTCCATTTGAATTAAAGCTAAAAGTAGATGATCCATCTATAAGATCACCACCAGTTATTTGCAATACTAAATCATTTGGTGCATTATTGCTCTTTTTAATCATGTATTTTTTGCCAGCATTTGCAGCAGAACTAGGAAGTGTCAGATTTATTAGTCCAGATGTTGTATCTGCTACAATCAAATCATCACTGCTAATTAATGTCCAGTTTGCTGTTACTGGTCTAACATTCGTTACATTGTTTAATCCAGCTAAAAAATTTGCTCTGGTTTGTTTTTTATAAGCATTTGCAGCTACATCATAAATTAATGTATAGTCTAAATCTGAAGCAGTAATCTTTGTAGGAAGTGTGTAGAAATTGTCATCAGCAGCCCCAGCCCCGCCAGACCCTGGCCCGCCAGTTGCATCAATTCTAAAACTTAAAAAATCACCTACAACTAAATCTTGATTTATAGTGATTTGAGAGCTAGGTGTTAAAGAAGTACCAGATTCACTCCAGCCACCAGTTTCACCTAATTGCAATACCTGTCCATTTAAGAAAATCTCTAAAGTGCCTTTACCAACAATATAATATTGTTGTGGAGATCCACTTAAGCGTGAATTTGTAGGAAGTGTTATGGTTGTGCCACTTGTAATTGGACCAGCCAATTGATTACCTGTTGGAGAAGATGCCACGATCTCTCTAAATTCATCATAAGATGGTTGATCTAATGTTGTAAGAATTGAATTAACATTACCTACTGTTTGACCAATAGCTTGAGTTAAATCATTTCCTTGAACTACAGAATATGGAGCAAGACCATTTGTTACATTTGTATATGTCGGCGATGAATCTGCTGCATCTGGTTGACCGGTATAAGCCAATGTCTGATTTGAAGATCCAGCATAAAGCTTCTTAGATTCTCCAGTTATTAATCTCATTGAACTACTACCGACAATAATATCGCTACCTTCTCTACGAGCAATCATTACTGCATTAATAGGTACATTAGCTAATGTTGTGACTGTAACAGTAAGATTAGAACCGCCAGCACTCAAATTTGGAATTACATATGCAACATACTGAGTTGCTGGGAATGTAATAGGACTTTGGCTAACAGGTATTGTATTGTCAGAATAAGCTAATCCAGCTTTTTCAAGATACATATCAGATGTAAATGTTAATTGAGTTCCACCTACATTAGTAAATGTTCCACCACCAACAACCTTAATTCCTTGACCTTGATATTCAGGGTTAGGAACTACTTGATCTGATGGTATTCTTTGACCATTCCATAACCAAACATCACCAGTAGAGAGACGTGTTGCGAGGATAAAAATATTTTCATCAATAATAGCGTCACTAATATTTGCAATAGTGACTGCAGCTAAATTGGCAACAGAGAAAACATTATTGCGGTCAACTGTTATATAAGCAATTTTATTTGCCGCTAACGTTAATGATCCAGTTAAACCTACAATGCCGTTATTTGCAGAACCTGGCATTATAATATTTAAAATTGGAGGCGGATTTGCATCAGCATTAAAAGATATAATTTGATTAGATCCGCTTGTTACGTTTGCAGTACTTTGAAAACCTTGACCTAAAAATTTAACAGTCTTATCTTGAGCTTTATCTGCCATCATAGCAGTAAGTTTAGAAACACGGGCAGTTAAGTTTTCATTAACTACGCCATTATAGTTTTGCATTCCATCAAGAGTATTATAAGACTCAGGAATAGAGTATGCGGGTTGTGTCTCTGAGAAAGATTGCATTCCAATATACTGACGCATATTGTCAGCAGCAGAGCCACCAATATCAACAGTTTGTCCTTGAATAACAGGCGCAACTGCACCTTCTGTTCTAACAATCATTCTTGCAAGTGTTGCAGTACCAACTGTTTCAGAAGAATTAGAAGATGTAACTGGTATAGTAAAATGTGTACTATCAATTACATTGATTTTATAACTATTATTGTAATTAGTTGTTCCGGCTATTGTAATAGTATCATCTGTTTTAAAATTATGGTTTGCAGATTCTAATTGAAGCCCATAAGCCGTTGATCTTGCAGCAGTAGTTACTGTTGCGTATCTTGCAGTCTTACTAGATTCATTTGCAAAAGGTCCACCAGCAAGTGTTATATAAAACACAGTGCTTGATTCAACTTCAACCTGGAATGTTCCATTAAAGTTAGTTGATCCTGAGATATTAACTCTATCATTGTCAACTAAACCATGAGCACTTGAAGAAGTAATTTTTGCAGTTTTTCCATCATGTTCGGTGATATTAATAGTTAAACTTGTTGTAACAATATTGCCGACATTTTCAATCGTATCAGATCGCATTGCAATCCAATGGAAATTTCCACCAACATTGCTAATACTTGTAGAGTTTCTATCTGATGTAGCTACATCTGAACTTAAATAAATCCCCTTATCATATCGACCTTTTTCGGCCAATGTTACACCAAGATAATTACCATTTAAACGAACAGAACGGGCTAAAGCCGCTGTAGTTGTTGATCCACCAAGACTGATAGCATCATAGAACTCTTCAACTCTTAGCCACTTATCAGAAGTATCATTTGCCTTCTTAACATAGTCGCCTTTAGCAAGATTGCTAAATAAACCAACAGCACCGCCAATTGTATTAATATAAGGTTGACCATTAGTCCATTGAACAGATTCATCTGTTGGATTAATTGACTGATTGCGTACCATTGGTACATACATCACTTGTTCATCACTTAATGTTTTATTACCATTGCGAACAATGTATGTTCTAGGATCAGCAGTAACTTTAATATTAAGATCTTCAGTCCATGTCAACAAACCTGGAACAACAGTATCGTGCACCCACTTACCTTTAGATTTAAAAGCAGTAGCTACAGAATCAACAAAGTTAGAAATTAAACTATAAGAAGAAGTATCTTCATACCAATATGTCGTACCACCAAGTTCGCGTAGTTTAGACATAACTGCATCCATCCACTCTTTAAGTGTAAGGATATTCTTATCTGCCCCTTGAAATGGATTAGTTCCACCAGCAAGCATTGTAGTTGGAGGTTCAGATCTTTGAAATCCTGAACCAGGGAGAGATCTCCAAGAGTATGTATTAAATGGGTTAGTATTAATACCACCAGATCCCAAACGAAACATCATGTCGCGAGCATCTTCAATTGCAGTAATAACTACTGGACCAACTGTGATTTTAGCTACAGGGATAGTATTTGCAGGAAATGATCCTGTAGATACGTTGACTTGAACCTGAAGTACTGATTGAGTATTTACATCTTGTGTAAATTCACCACCAACACCACCGTCTTTATCTGGATCCCAGAAAGCACGTGTATCTGTTGATGTATTGAAAGTTGAAAAAGTTAAGTAAACATAGTTTACTGCATTTTTACGAAGTTCAGGAACTAAAGGAGTTGATTGCGAATTGCCTTCTGGCAAGCCATGAAAAAATGCCCCTGCACTAGAACCTGGATAAAAAGTAACTGAATCTGCAACACGAATAGAACATGATTGTGTCCCTATTGCATTACCTGGATCAATTACATCAAATCCTTTAAGGATATATGGTTTAGAATCACCAACAAGGCCTTTAAGAAAAAATTTCCAATCACCGGCCGCATAGCTGTCTAGCGACAACAGGTCCGGAAGATCTAAGCGTTCCGCTGAGCTGACTAATAGTCTACCTAATACTGCCACACTATTCTCCTACGATCTCAATTATACTATGGAAACTCTTAACCAGGATCTATGCCGCTTTGATACACATCTAATGTAGCATACAATTGCTCTGGGTAACGAACCAAGAAATTTACAAAAATACCAGCTGACTTAACAGAACGGATCAAATCTTGAAGAATAAACCTTGCTTCTGATGGATCTGTTATATATGGAGGATATTCAGTAGCCCGACCGCTCATTTGATGAGGGCCTTTACGACTAATAGCAACAATAGGCGAATTAGCGGTATGGCTATGTTTAAATGTATAAGAAGGATCTAAAGCAATAGTGTTGTCAGTTGGCTTATATAAAAAGCGAACTGGCCCCTCTTGAGTACTTCTCCCATAATCAAAAATTAAATATCCACCATCTTTAGAAATGGTGTTTGAAGATACATTTAAAAGTCTAACAATCTTACCGGCTTGTATGGCATCTGAAATTTGTGCTGTATTTGATGATAAGACAAATGTAGCAGCTTGATCCCAAATGTATGTCCCAGTGATTCGACTGACATTATTAGATATACCGTCTGCTACTATAATTTTAGATCCAGAGTTGGCCAAACCAACTCTTTCAACTCTTGCAGTACCTGGTGTAATTGCAGTGCCATCTACACCAAGCTTAATATAACTAAAAGTATTTGAAGTTACTGCTGTAATTACTTTACTTACATTCATGTCATCACCACTGATGCCACTATTGCCAGAAATAATAACAGTCTCACCTACTAAATATCCGTGTGGAGTTAAGGTTGTAGCTGTTACTAAATTACCTGTACGTGACATAGAGCTAAGAGTAAATTCATTTAAGCTAGAGGCTTGAGGTAAATTTGGAATAATTCCTTGCAAAGTATTACCTAAAAATTTAATAGTCTCACCTACACCGCTTGCTATGGCTGGAAAAGATAAGTCTACAACTAAACCGACAATGTTAGTTACTCTAGTATAGGCTGGAAAGAAAGGGTGGATAACCTGGTCACCAATGTTTACTCCAGAAGTTGAAGCAACAGTAATTTGATTAGTATCTACAGTGATTGTACCTAAAGTAGTAAGTGAAGCTCTACTGGTATATTCATATCTATCAATTTGATGTTGTAAGCGTGTATTTATCTTCTTTGAGACAATTTGATTTTCCGTTGATGTTAAAATTCTTTCTTGAATTTCATCAACTCTCTCAATCCAAAAAGTTCCAGACTCAGGAAATTGAAAGGCGTCCGCTACATCAAGAGATGTATCGCTGTTCCTATTAGTCATTTGACTAAAAGCGCCATTTATATGGGCTGATCCTTGAAGAGATCTTTTAACAACTGGTGGAGAAGTTGGCATTTCAACAGTTACTTCACCAGGTGAAGTTTCCCACGTCATAGCTCTTCTAGGATTAAGGTATGCGACAAACTTTTGAGGTCTAACAAATTTAATATCATCAGAGCTAGTGTTAGTGAATACACCGGTTGTTGCGAACAAGTTAGTAAATGTAATACTACTGTCAACAAGATTGACATCAGAAATAACAAAAGACCCTTGATTATTGGGTAAATCAATAATTGCTAAATCACCTACTTGTAATTTATCAATGCCAGGGTCGGCCCCACCTGTATTTGTAAAAGTAGCTTGATCTCCAATTTTTGAAACAGTCCATTCTGTATTTGAACCATTTCCAGCATCATTAATAAAGCCATTAAAACGAAGAGCCGTATTAGCACGTCCACCAAGAATCCGCAAAGATCCTTTAGAGCCTACTGTTGTACTGAAAATTCTAATAAAAGTGTTTTTAGATATGCTGTCATAATATGCTGTTGCATAACAGTACTTAGTTTGACGATTGATTGCAGCGACTATTTCATCAGCTGATGCCTTATTAATATCTGTAAAATCAGATGTTTTAAATATAACTCTATCAATATTATTTTCATCAACTGAAAACTCTAATTCCCAACCGTTGTTTAAATTAAAAGGTTGGAAGGCTATAGACGTCATAAAGGCTGTAGTACTCTCTTTAAAAAAGAAAATATCAAGCAATTGATCTATTATAAGTTTAACCTGTTTAGGTTGATAAGAGAGTACAGGAATGTATTGTCTAAAAGATGGATCATCCATGCCAACTAATCGTGGACGAGCAATTTTATTATTTGCTGCTAAACGATCTAAATATGGTCTAGACGCAGTCTTAACAAAGAATTGCTTTCGCACCTCTGTTACAAGGTCTGCTGTATTCTGATCTTGTTCACCAAGAGCATCAACTAAAGCTTTCCAATTAGTATTAGTCTTTGAGTGTAAGTGCCCTGGTAATAAGTCATGAATCTGATCTATTTTGCCTTTATTATTTGCCATTAAGCTATTCCAATATCTTCAGGCGATATAGTCGCCTTCTCATTATTAGCTATAGTTATACGCTCTGTACTTGGAACTGGGTTAGTAAATGTTACTGCCCCAACTCCCTTAATTGACATTATAGAAGCAATAATCTCAGAAAGGATAACATCTTCTCCAACACCTAAAGTTTGAATGTAATTAATTACTACAGATTTAATATTATTAGAAATATCTCCTAAGTTAACACCTTCATTTGTAGTTACATTAATAGTTATCATTATCTTGCGGATAAGTGGTGGAAGTGTTTCGATTGCTCCACCAACTGCTCTACGTCCAGGATAATTTTGTGCATCTGGTTCATATCCATCAACTATGCGCTGAACTCTACGCAATAATCCTGTGTAATACAAGTACCCATCGATACCAGTAGTTACATCTGTGCTATATCCAAGTTTACCCATATGAGTAATACTAGTTGCATTAGCATCGCTAAATTTATAATTTCTATTAGAAGGAATCGCATAGATAGCTCGTCTTTCTAAGTTTAAATCATCTAATGCTACATTTGTAATTTCACGTATAGTTGAAAACTTATTAGCTAACCCTTCAATTAAATATAGACCAGAAGAATCAACAGACATTAGTCTATTAGATTCTGCAACACCTGCAGCATTTACAACTCTAATAAAAGGTTTAAAAGTAATAGCATTTGTTCCAATTTCAGTTACTTCAAAGCTTCCCATGTTGCTAACACTAAACCAATTGCTGTTAACAATATTTTGTACAAATAAAGTATCACCTGCAGTTGTAGCATCACCCTCTAAGAAAACAAGATCCTCTTGTCCTTTAAGGATAACACCTTTATCGTAGTCATTTAACATGTCATAGCTTACACCAGACGATATTGCAGTGCTTCCACCATAATTTCCACCAAGTGTAATTTGTGTAGCAGTGTCTGATGTACTTGGTGAAAAAGATATAACTTGTCTATAAAGAGAGTCTGCATCTTCAGGTTTCTTAACCCAATCACCAATATTTAAGTTTTTAAAAGTTCCAGCAATACCGGTTACAACATTTACGTTTGCAGTCCATGTTGCTGATAGACCCTTATTATTAAAAGGTACTGTTGTATTTAATTCATCACTTGCTGAAGCATTAACTATAATAATAGAGTTACTGTCTACTGCAAGAACACGGAATCTTCCGTTATTGTTTGCTTTAAATGATTCTCCACCAATTATAACGTAATCATCAACTGCTACTCCACAATCTAAAAATCTTGGAGATTCGCCATCTTGACGAGATATACGAACCATACTATTAAAGCCAAGTTTCTCTATACGATAACGAGTAGGGACTAGGCCATCTTTAATTAAAGAAGCTCCAACAGATGCTTCTGTAAAATTTGAACCAGAGAGTGTAAATGTAAATTGATTAGAACTAGTGACTGTAATAGGACCATAAGATCCATCTGCAATATTATTGCTATCAATTATGTCAACATTATCTCCAGAATTTAAATAATGAGGAGCAGACGCAATAACAGTAATTGTATTAGAACTCCGCACTATAGATGATATACTAACTCGACTTGCATGAGCAAGATTCCATTTAATTATAGGCGTAGGGCAGATTTGAACTGTATTACCAGCACCAATAGCTGTAGAGCTCATAGCCTTTCCATAAGGATTTACTACATCAAAGTGATTAGCAGAATCATTTACTGCAATAATTGGAAGACCAGCTACTAAACCGTCTCCACCATTTCGAACCTTATTTCCTTGTGCCCAAGATAAAGTATTGCCAAAAGCAAACACTTGATCACCAGCTTTAACTTGTGAAAGTGTGGCTGATCCGTCATGTTCCCAACGCCATACAAAGCCTGCAGGTCTTCCATAAGATCCAGAAACATCGGATATAGTGAATTGGGTGCTTGAAAGTGCACCAATCGCCTTTGGATTAAAATTATATTCAATTATATTAGAAGAAGGACTAGTTACATCAATACTGTCAGTAGAAGATAATCGACTTAATCTTTTAACTCCCGCATCATTTTCAATCTTAATGTAATCACCTGTGTTAAAAGTGTCTGGGAAAGCAGGGATTTTCATTAATAAATAGTCGCCACTTGTGTCAGATGCAACTTCAGATTCTCCAAAAATATATGCTTGAGCTTTATTAGCATTTCCACCAATAACTTCAATAGCTCCAGCAGAACCAAGTTGTTTAGAAGTAATCTGAACATTTTTGCGATCTTGAGAGATTCTAATATTAGAGATAATAGGAAGCTGTGATAGTGCTTTCTGAGTTAAATGATGATGTACGTTTTTAACGCTAACTGGTATTAATTTAACCATCTCACCTAAGTCAGAAGTATTATAATTTGGAGCTGTATCCATTTGATAAACAGAAGAAGCTACACCATTTAATGTGAAAGCTTTTTTCATTGTAAAGTTAGGATTTGTATTTTGGAAACTCTTAACCCAATTAACTCCATCATATAAATTAATATGATTACGAGTACTTTCAGCTGTTGGATTATGTCCATAAGCTAATGCTGTAGAATTTCCACTATAGTTATAAAACTCTTGAACGGTTGATCTATCGATTGTAAGTGATGGACTACCTACTGGCGCAATTTCAATTACAGTGCCTGCATTTACAGTATCTGCTATAGTTTGAACATCGTTTCCAACCAATGGAAACATAACTATATTTCCTGCATTAGTAATAAGTTCAGATGTAGGGAGAGATCCACTTACTGAAGACATGCTAAAACCAGAAGTTCCAGCAGTTGCATCTGGTACATTACCATTTGCTACATTAGTAATAGTAATAACATTTAATAAATTAGATGCTGTAAATAAAATATCAGGATTTATAGCCGCAACCGTTGCTGCAGCAACTGTGGTTGCAGAATCGCCGAAATTCACACCAGCGACACGAATAGATCTATCTGCACCATGGAATGGTTCAGATGTTCCATCATCTCCTACGTCATACCAAACAGCTACAGATCCATTCTCATCATTGATAATAAAGTATTTACCATCAAGAGAATTGTCATTTGTACCTGTGCTCGAAGATACACTAAAACCAGAAGTTCCAGCACTTGCAGAAGCTAAAGCACCATTAATTATATTTGTAATAGTGATTTGATTTGTAATTGCGCTTTCAGAGAAAGCATTATCTAATGCTAAAACTTGTGCTGTCTTTGTTGCGACATTATCTGCAGAATCTCCAGTTACAACAGTTGCAACTTTAACATAACGATTAGCCCCTGCAGACGGAGCAATTGCTCCGGTATTGTTTATATCATACCAAACGGCCACAGACCCCTGGGAGTCATAAACTATAAAATATTTTTGATGTAAAGAGCCAGCAATATCAGCAACAGTATTAATGACATATTGTGTTGGAGTTCCAACAATGTCAGCAACTGTAGTGATAGTTGTAACTTCTTGAGCGCCGGCTGCTGTAGTTGAAGCATTTGGATTTGCTACACGTACAGTTAATCCACTTTTATTTTCTATGCGGAATTGACCCATATTCGCATTAGAGATACCAGATCCACTAGAAATAGATAAGATATCGCCAATAGTGACTGCAGCTAAAGTGCCAGAAGAAAAAGTGTAATCATAATAATTACCTGAACCAGAAGATCCATTAGGGAAATTAGTTGAAGAATCAGGGTATGGGCCTTTTACTGCAACAGTATATCCAGAAGATAATGCTGTTGCTCTAGCAGAACCAGATCCAAAAAAGTAAGACAATAAACTATATGAAGGGGTATTTAAAAAGGTCGTTGTTGGATTTTGATTAACGCTTGTAGGATAAGCTAGTGCGAAACGTAACTTTTCACCATTTGGTCCATATTGTTGAGACCTAACGATCATTTTTCCACCAGAACCAGACACACCATTAGTTGAATACCAGTTGCGTGCTTTCATCCAAACAGCATAATCAGAGAAATCAGTATTATTAATACTTGTTCCCCAAACAGTTAAATTATTAAAATCAATTCCTGGCTCATTATCTTGATCAAATGCAGAAAATTCCGTAGTTGTAGGATTAAATGATCCTGCACCAGATCCAGAGTTTACACGACCAGTTCTTGCCATACGAACATCAACAGTTTTAATTGTTGCATCTTTATCCATTACAACAACAATGCTATCATCGGATGATATAGATATTGGACGAACCAATTCAACTTCATCTCCAACAATATGATCTAACTCTGTATGAGCTGTACCTTGTTGAGTTCCAACTTTATCAGTTGCAATTTTTGCTTTAATTGTTTTAAATTGATTTCTATTATCGCCTCTTGTAAAAGAGATATAGTCATCATATCCAACATTACCTGGAGTCAATACTCCAGTTGATTCTACTATTTCGCCGTATGTTCCAGAGAAAGGTGAAGCATCAGGTGCAGAAGCACTAGAGAGTGAACCTTTCACATCTGAATAAATATGTCTTCCTAAGAAAACATTAAGACCAGTTACAGCAGAACGTTTAAACATACCAACAAGGGTTTTATCTGAAATTCTTGTAGCAATATGAGGAGGATTTCCTGATTGCGCAGAAACAGTTTCAGCAAAAACTACTGAAGCATTACTAATAGAGACTGGAATAGCAATACTTCCGCTATGTTCGGCAGTTGAGGTTAATTTAATTGAATTTGATTTATATATGCTAGCTAAAACACCAGATATATCTTTGTTTAAAGATGCAACAACTCCAGTAATTGGTTCAGCTGGTGGATTATTAAGATAAGCTCCACGCCAAATTTGTGGAAAACCATCAGTTTCAAAACCTTTAATATCTAAAGAGTCAGCGATTACTATACCGCTCTCAGTAACTACGTTAATATTCTCGACATCCACAAAAGAATCAACTCCTGCAGAAGTATGTCCACCTTTAGCTTTTATTTTAAAAAGTCCAGAATTATTTGCATTAACCCAACCAGAGTTTCTTGCAACAATATAAATAAAATTACCAGGTTTTAATGATGCAAAAGCATCAGCCGAACTTGCGATAACTCTCATAGTGCTTGCACCAGGATTAGATATTGAGATAGTTCCGCCAATTAATAATGGTATAGAGACTTGATTACAAACTGTAGAATCAACCACAATCACCATCTCAGCAGGACGTCCTACTGAATCTGAAGAAAGATTATATGTTCCATTACTTGTAGATGTAGATATTTCAAATCCCTTAGCATCTTCAACGCCAGCAGAAATATTATCTCCAGCTGCTATTGTATTAAGGATTCTTAAATTACCAGTTTGTCTATTTAACTCAAACTGAGCAGTTTGACCTGAACTTGATAATGGTAGGTTTGGAAACCATTTATTAAGAAGTGTTCCACCTGATACAACAATAGAACTCTCAGCTCCAGTTTTATTAGAAACGATCACCATAGTTTGACTTGGTGTTGCAGTTGCTGTAAGACCAGCAAACTTAGCATTAAAAGCTGTAACCCAATCATTAATAGTAAGAGACGCGAAAGATGAAGCTCCTGCAAAATCACTTAATGCAAAGTTACGATCTTGTGCTGGAGTATTATCAACAGCAATAACAATATTGCTTGTAGCATTAACATTCCATTGAGCGTAAGCGCTAGTAATTAAAGTAGCACTTTTAGCTTTTTCATGAAGACGATTAGCATTTTGATAAAGAGCAATATAACTGAACTCATCGGTTGGAAATTTTAATACTGTGTTAACATATAGAGTTGAATCGTCACTTGTGCGAAGCGGTGTCACCTGAATTACTTCAGCATCATGAGCAACTGGATATAACAAAATGTTATTTGAAGTATTTACAAAACGAGCCTTAAAAGAAGTAGATTGTGCATTAATTGCAACAATGACCTCAGATAGAGTAGCTGCAGAAATATTAAGGAAATCAGAAGTATTGAAATAAATTGTTTCTTCACTTCCGTCTACTATAACTCTTAAAAAAGATCCATTTTTAATAGTAAATGGGCCTTGATCTACATTTATAACTTGAGGACGAGGCACTGGGTAATTAGAGAGTTGTAAAAACTCCTCTTTACCTGTTGCATTACTCAATAATGAGTCTACAGATTGACCTGCAAATGAAGGTTGAAATCCTGATCCATCATCGATATATAGAATAGAAGGGTCGCCAACTTTTACTG